CGCAAGATCACACAGGCCTAGTCGAGAGCGGAGCATCCGCTCATGGCTGTTTACAGCGTTACTCAAAAGTATCTAATTGACAACTACGCCGTACTGCAACTTCTGACCCCATCGGAAATTGCAGTCGGCCAGTCAATTACAGTCGCATCGGTCGATGCAACATTTAACGGCACTTACACTGTTCGCGCATTGCCCCAGTATCTGTACATCGGTATAGACACTGAGGGCGATCTGCTTTATGACATAAATGTGCCTATTGCTAATCAGGTGCTGTACACAAAAGTCGCTGACAATGTCGAGCGCGTTGCCGCCACTGGCACAGTCACTTACACCCAGACATGCACATGGGTCACTGCCGCGCAGCTCGTCACTTACCTTGGCGTACAGATCACGAACCCATCGGACGATTACACGCTTATCACTCAGGCCGTATCGGCTGGCAATGACTTTGCATATCGTCGCCGTCAAGAGGCTGGCTACATCGACAGTCTCACGACCAGTCCGGGTGGAGATGCCACGCTCGGCACACTTATGTACTGCGCGGCCCTCTGGCGCAGCCGTGGCTCGCTTGAGAACACTTTTGCATCCTTTGACGGAATGGGCACAGCGCCTCAGCAGAGCCTTACACCGATCGTTAAACAGTTGCTTGGCATCGACAGGCCTGCCTGCGCGTAATGGCTTACACAGACGCTCTCAATGGCGCTATAGACAGCCTGACAACTACGCTGACAGCGGTCTCTGGAATCAGAGTGGTAAACGATGCCACCAAGATTGTCCCTAATTGCGTTTTCATAGATGCGCCGTCCTTTACCACGATCGCTGGCAATGGCAACATCATCCGCATGGACTTCCCAATCAAGGTCATCGGCTCAGGCCCAGCAGGCCTACCAGTCCTACGCAGCATCCTTGACATCGTTAGCAAAGTCCTACTCAGTCCGATCATTGTCATGGCAGGCCGACCCAGCAACCTAGAAATCGGTGGGCAGCTCTTCCCGTGTTACGACCTCGACTGTGGCATACAAGCACAAAGCGCATAAGGAGAAACATGTACACCATCATCAGCCCACGCCTCGGAACCCCGGGCGATCAGTTCATCCCCGAGGACGGTGTCAACATTGACGCACTGCTTGACGGCGGCCTGATATCCACCGACATCGCAAAGAAATCATCTAAAGTCAAATCAGAACCCAAGGAGCAATAGACATGGCTATCAGCAGCACTTACCTTTCTAACCCAAGCATCACGATCAACGCGGTGGACTTGTCCGATCAGTGCACAAGCGCGGTCATCAACTATGTGTCGGAGCAACTTGAAAATACGACATTCTCAAATACATCAAGGTCGTTCACTTCGGGTCTGTACTCGAACACCGTGACCGTAACTCTTTATCAGAGCTACGCAGCAAGCGAGACTGAAGCCAGCATTTACAGTCTTGTGGGCACAACCACGACGCTTGTCTTAAAGCCAAGTTCATCGGCTGTCGGTGCAGCGAACCCTTCGTACACTTTGACGGGCGCGTTCTTGTCGGCACACACACCGATCAACGCTTCGCTCGGCGAACTGTCCACGATCGACCTGACATTTAGCGGTGGCGTTTTAACTAAAGCCGTCGCATGATCTCGCGGCATCAGCCGCTGAGAATTACAAGTAGCAAGACCGCACAAGCGGAGCCTTGCCCGACAAAGGAGAAACAATGAAAGTCAAACTATCTATCGACCTTGCCGACGGTAAACCAGCACGCGAGATGCACACCAACATGCTTGCCATTGTTGACTGGGAAAAAACAGAAAACCGTAGATCAGCTGACGGCAAAGGCATTGGCTACACCGACATGTGCTGCTGGGCTTACACCCTTTGCAAACTTGCTGGAGACAAAGTGCCTGCAACTTGGCGCGAGTGGGTTGCCGAAAATCCTGACATGACCATTACACCTATAACCGAGGTAGTTGACGAGACCCCTTTCATCGAGGGACTTGGCGGCGAAGCCTCTGCGAAGTCCTAGCGTTAACAGGCTTCTGGCCAAGGGAGATTGAGTTCACTATGAGAGATCTGAACACAGTCACCTATGTGCTTGAGCAGATGCACCGCAAGAAGTAACTATGAGTGCATCAGCGTCTATCCAAATTGTCGGGGTTAAGGAAGCCATTAACGGGCTGCGCAAAATTGACCCTCAACTGCAGAAGGACTTTAAGGCTGAGGCGACAGCGATCGCACAGCCTGCCATTGACGCAGGCAAGGCCGCATACAGACAGTTTCCGTTGTCTGGAATGAAGTACCGATGGTCTGATCGTGGTCGAAAGATCTTTCCGTTCACTATCTCAAGTGCACAGGCTGGCGTAAGGATGCGCTTTGATACTCGGCGCAACGCCATCGGGGTAATCCTGATTGAGCAAAAGAACGCAGCGGCAGCAGTATTTGAGGGCGCAGGACGCAAAGACACCAACCGCCTAGGCACATCCCTTGACGCAGTAAGTCCTGAGCGCGGCTTCGCAATGGCTATGCCGGGGCGTACTCGACTCATTGGCCCAGCGGTCTATAAAGCCAAGCGCGGCATTGAGCGCGAAATGGAAAAGATGATCCTGCTAACTATAAAAGAAGTGCAAAAGGAGTTGTAACCATGGCTTTATCTATTCCAATAATTTCAGAGTTTGATGGCAAAGGCATTGACAAAGCCATTAAAGAGTTTCAGCAATTAGAAACCGCTGGAGAAAAAGCACAATTTGCTATTAAAAAAGCGGCTATCCCAGCGGCTGCTGCTTTGGCAGGTCTAGCAGCTGCGGCAGGGCCAGCCATATCGGCTGCATCCGACCTTGAGGAAAACTTAAGCAAAGTAAATGTCATTTTTGGCGAAGGCGCAAAAGATATCGAAGAGTTTGCAAAAACTGCTGCTACCGCTTTAGGCCAATCACAAAACGCGGTCTTGACCGCTGCTGGAACTTTCGGTACATTCGGTAAAGCCGCTGGATTAGGCGGAAAAGAACTTGCAACATTTAGCAACGACTTTACTGCGCTTGCCTCAGACCTTGCCTCGTTTAACAACACATCACCAGAAGAAGCTGTCAACGCAATAGGCGCAGCCCTTCGAGGCGAAGCCGAACCGCTCCGACAGTTCGGTGTATTGCTAAACGATGCAACCTTAAAAGCCGCAGCAATGGAACTCGGCATCTACAGCGGAAGCGGTGCACTAACTGACCAGCAAAAAATCCTTGCAGCACAAAAAGTTATCTACGATCAAACTGGTGACGCGCAGGGAGACTTCGAGAAAACTAGCGGCGGCTTAGCAAACAGCCAGCGCATCCTGTCTGCAGAAATTAAAAATTTACAAGTAGAAATAGGCAAAGGACTGCTACCAGTAGTTGACGCTGTGCTGCCGTTTCTAACAAAGTTTGCCGCATGGGCTTCAAACAACCCCAAAGCCTTCCAGATCATTGCAGGTACGATCGCTGGAATAGCGACAGCCATTCTTGCAGTCAACTTCGCTATGGCAGCCAACCCATTCACTCTTATCGCCATCGGCGTAGCAGCATTAGTGAGCGCGCTGGTAGTCGCTTATACAAAGTTTGAGACTTTTAGGAACATCGTAAACACTTTGCTCAATGGACTTATTGGCGGATTTGAAGCATTTGCCAACGGCTTTATTGACTCGATCAACACGATAATCCGAGGCCTAAACATCATCAGCCCGTTCAGCGATATCAAGTATTTAGATAACATAGAATTAGGTCGAGTTGGCGGCGCAGGTGCAAAGAGCACTGGTGGAGCAGCTCGAGAAGGCGGCACAGGCGGATTTGGATCTGGCCCATCAGCAACAGGGTTGGGAAATTTGCCAGCAGGATTTGGCGGGGGTAACGGAACAGGTGGTGGCACGAGCGGCGGCGGCGGTGCTGTTGCAGCTGCCCCAATGTCACCGTTTATGCAAGACCTATCTAAACAATTTATGGCAAGTACCCAGACACGCGAGTCTGTCTTAGATCGCTTTAGCGGAACAGCGCGAGATGCCATGCTAGAACGCGGCGGCATAACAGTTAATGTCAACGGCGGTCTAGCCACATCAGCAGACATCGGGCGCGCTGTAGTAAACAGCATTAAAGCGATGAACCGAGTTGATGGCCCAGCACAAATACAGGTCGCCTAATGACTGCCACGATCGTCCAGTCAGGGTCATATGACCTACAGATCGGCACAGGCTTTCTTGTTGACTCGTTTCGTTTAGATAACACAGAAGCAGGTGTCTTAAATAACACAGTGTATGTGCTGGACGGCACGACAGAGTTTGCATCCGTCATTGACGGAGCGACAGGCATCAGCGTGTTTCGTGGACGCAGAGACATCGGTGACCAGTTCACTGCTGGCACAATGAGTTTTGATCTAAACGACACATTTACTGGCGGTGTGTTTAACCCGTTTAACACTGAATCCCCGTATTACGACACACCTCAAGCTGTGCCGGGTCTAGCCCCAATGCGTAAAGTTGTCCTTA